ACACTAGCACTCAACTCCGCTGCGTCTGCAAATTCACCTGCCAAAGCAAGAGCCTTAGCGTAGGTGGCCTGACCAGCATCAGAAGTATCCTTGCTCAAAGCATCAAGGAAAGTTACATAACTTCCTTTGGCATCTGTCACCACCCCGGTAGTCTTATCTACCGTAGCGGTGAGGCTAGGCATAGTTAATCCAAGGGCGTTGAACTTGTTTGAAAGCGTTTGCGTATTTGCACCTAGTTTTTGGGTATCAGTAAAATACCTATCGAAATAAGTCTGAAGATTCGTTTTGAGTTTATCTATACCGCCTGATGCTGTAAGCAATACAGTTGACAAGTTGACGCTTGCCTGACCCACAGAAGCAAATAGCGACTTGATCTGTACCAGATTGCTGAACGCTTCGATAGCATCGTCAGCCGTTCCCGGAAGCCCTGCCATCACATCTTTAAGATCTGAGGTGGCATTGGAAGCTAATATGGATTGTACGACCACTTGCTTTTCAATATCGCCTTGCTTATCCATAATCTGAGCGTAAGAAATAGCTTCGATGTTGAACTGTGCAAGTTTTGCTTTGCCATTTGTTATTGCGTTAGCTACACGATTAAATGTCTCATAGTATCCTTCCCCTACAATTCGTGATTCTTTATAGGCTGGGGTAAGTTTCTTAGACCAAAGATCTGCTTGCTTATTTATTGCAGCATTTAACAATTCGCCATTCTTCTTAGCGTCATCGGTAAACGGAATCCTGCCCAAGTTTATCTTGAGTTTATCAAGTTTGCCCATAAACTCTGCACCGCCCATACCAACTAGGTCGGCTGATTTTATGAAAGTTGTCCTTAACTTATCAAATACGTTAACTACCTGATCGCTAATTGGCTTCGGAAGATTGCTAAAAGTGGTTTCTATTGATTGTTTAGTTTTCGATATAAGCCCAAAGAAATAACCTTTGGTCTTTGTCACCAACACGTCTACATATTGCTGACCTTGTATGCTTTCAGAATCAAGCAGTTTGCCGAGTCTGGTAGGTGTGAACGTAAGTCCTTGCCCTGCCAATTCTCTTTTTGTGTTACCAGCACCAAAAGCAAGGATGCTAGATCCTGTCTTGCCAAGATTTAGCCCGCTAGTATCGACCTTGAACGACACTGCTACTGCTGCCGCGAGGCCAGTCATTGCCGCCGATAGTTCTTCAAAAGCCTTGAGCAAACCCTCACTATAGTCGAGGTCGGCAGTGCTGTTCTCTGCGATTATGTCGAGTGAATTTTGGATGGAAGCAGAAGCCTCTGCGCCTCCCAGTACCGTTGATCCGAGGGTGGCTGCGAACGCTTCTTCTTGCTGCTTTGCGTAGTCCTTGCCTGTCATTGTAGGCGCTGCGCTGGCTCCACCTGAAATCATAATGCCAAGTCCAGCCATCAACGCCACCCAAGCCGCTACGCGGGCAAAAGCAGAATAGGGATCACCAGACGATCCCTGATTGGCAGCGCCTTCAGCCGCTTTTCCTTGTGCGCTGGCGGCAGAATTGGCAATCTCCTTGGTTGTGTTGGCATCCGACAAAATGCCCATAGTGGTGAGCGATTGGGTGAAGGCCGTGAGCAATCCGCCCATTTGTTCAAGCTGCTTGGCAGCAGACATTACGGACTGTGCTATTTCAAAAGCCCTAAAGACTTTGACAGCCGCGCCCATTGCCTGATATCCAGCCGTCCCTTTCTTGAAAAAACCTTGGGCTGCTTTTGATATATCACCGTAGCTTTTTATCTGTGCTTTAGCCGATTTTTCAGAAGCATCTTCTTCAGCTTTAGCTATCTTGGCTGGATCACCCGCTGCTCTTTTAATTTCTTCTTGCTTCTGAATAGCGATAGTGGCTTGTTGCTTACTGTATTCAGCCAACGCTACAGCTATCCCACCAACTGCTTCGCCCACAGAATCAAAAGCGTCTGTAAGACCTTTTGCCAACTCTTTTGTATATTCAAGGTTTGAGTTGACCACTGCCATTGTGCGGAGTGCTTCTTCACGAACTGCTTTTTCAGAATCAGTTAACTTATCAATTCCTTCTTTTACCCTAGCCGTTTGATCGTGAAGTTCTATAGCTTTTGAGATTTGATCGTCGGAAAAGATCTCAACAGTCGGCATAGACTGAAGTGTTTCGTTAAGGTTCTTTAATTGTTCTGGTGTTGCTCCTGCTGCCTTAGCTTTTTGCAATTTGTCAAGAATAGCAGACTGCTTTACAAATTCATTTGTAAGGTCTGCCATCGCTTTCTTTTCAGATTCTTTATTTTTTATTGCTTCATTTGAAGCATTGAGTATCTGTGCGTTTAAATCTATCTGCTGCTGTGCAGATTGCTCATTGAGAATCTTTACTTGGTTTTCTACATCTAGCTTTCTTGTTTTTAACTCAATTATCTCTTGTTCTTTAAGTCCTAATTCAGAAGCCCTATTTAATTCTTCTGTATACCCCGCATAAGCTGCTTTTAGCACCTCACCCTCAACAGTTACTATATCCTGTTTGATTCCAAACTCTTTGCGGAGGCTTTCTTCACGCGCTTTCGCAAGACTGCTAATAATGCCTTCTTTCTGTTGAACAGAATTTGCGCTTTCTATCTGCAACTTGAAGTTGAACTCCATCTGATTGCGCTCGGCTTCCAACGCTCTCAAGCGCGTCTCGGCCTGAGCCTTGAACAAATCTGCTGCTTGGCGCTCTGTCTCCATTCTCTGTTTGATCGTGGCTTCCAAGACCTTCTGGGCTTGCTCTTGGGCCTTGATTGCGGCCTTTTCATCTTCTGCCGTTTTTGCAGCGGCCTTTGCCCTACCAGAAAAGTATTCTTCCCTGCCTTGCGGAAGTAGAGGCCCGACAAAGCCCATGCCGGGGGCGGGTTCGGGCAAAGGAAATTTGCCTTGCGCCATATCTTTATACTTTTCTAAGCCTTTATCTACCTTTTGACTAAAGGCAAAATCTATAGCATCCATTTCCGTTTTTACGGATTTTGCGGTAGCAACAATGTTTTCTAAGCCTTTAACTATAATTGGGGATACATCTTTACCAAAGCGCATCCCAATTTCACTTACTTCTAATAGCTTTGATCCAAAAACTTCAAGAGGCTGTATTATCGTGTTGAAATTTGTTGCAAGATAATTTATAGCATCAGCTAATTTCTTAGTACCTTGTGATGATTGATCTGCATCGCCTAGCCATTTAGTAGCTGCTGTTTGAAGATTAGTCAGCGCACCACCTACCGTTATTGGTATCTTCTTAAAATCTGCATCAATCTTTTCTTTTTGTGATTCAAGGGCATTGGTCATTACTTCAAACGTCAATTTGCCTTGCGATGACCATTCTCTGAGGGTGGCTATGTCAACACCCAAAGCAGTAGTAAGAGCGGTAACAAGTCTCGGCATATTTTCCATAACCGATCTAAACTCATCGCCATTCAATACACCGGCTTGCATTGCTTGACTGAATTGTTGCAAAGCGGCTGCTGTTTCTGTAGTAGATGCTCCCGAAATCTTCAAAGACTTGGTAACAAGATCCGTCATGTTAAGAGCATCTTGTTGACTCTTACCAGCCCCAGCCATCGCTACAGACATTCTGTAGTAGAGTTGTGTTACCTCTTTTAACGGCGACCTTGTGTTTAAGGCGATTTGATATGTTCCATTTAATGCCGTGGTTAGTTCTTTCTGAGTGCCAGATACCAGTTTGGTTCGGGCTATCAACCCTGAGTATTCGTCGGCTAACTTAGTGTAAGTACCTATAGATGAAATAGCAGCTTTTGCAGTGAGAAATACCGCAGTCAGCCGCATCCACCCAGACTTCAGCCTGTCTAGGAGTGCAACTTGGTTTTCACCTTCGGCTTTGGGAATGAGGGATAGGTTTTGTGTGGCCTTGTCTAAATTTATTTTCTCTATGGTATTAGCTGCTTTAGCTAATTCATCAGCCCATTTAGTAGCGTTAAGCCGTTTCGTGCCTATTTCAGATAGTTTTTCCCATGCGGCAGCATAATCAACTATTTTGCGAGGACTAAGGCTGTGAAAATTTTTTAGAGAATTATACAGGGCGTCTACGTTATTCCGCGTACCCGTAAGACCTTGCATCCCTAGTGCCGCACCAATGCTTCTGGCATTGGTGGATATTTCTTGAGCGGATTTTTTGAATTCTG